CAAATAATGGTGGTAATGGTAGTAATTATTTATTTTTTGCAAATGGGACATCAGGTGCTGCAAGATATAATGGAGGTATTGGCTATAATCATACAAGTAATAATTTAATTTTTTATAATAATGGTGGTAGTAATAGAATGCAAATATCTGGAAATGGTAATGTACAAATAGCAAATACTATTTATACGGCAGATAGATTAAGTGTTGAGGGACCTGCAAACAATTGGACAGGAAAATTTGTTGGTTCAACTACTACAAGTCAATCTTATGGGGTAGATATAGTTGCAGGTACAAATAGTGCAGATTATCCTTTTTATGTTAGAACGACTAATTTATCATTAAGATTATATGTTAGAGGCGATGGAGTTTGTTATATTGGCGCATCTTCTTGGGTTTATAATTCAGATATGCGAGTAAAAGAAAATATTAGTGATGTAATTAATGGATTAGATTTAGTTAATAAATTAAAGCCTAAACATTTTGATTATATAAATGGACAAAAAAATAATTTAGGTTTTATAGCACAAGAAGTACAAAAATTAATACCACAAGCAGTTACAATATCTGATGAAAAAACAGGAATGTTAGGATTAAAAACTGATTTTATTGTCCCATATTTAGTTAAAGCAGTACAAGAATTAAAATCTGAATTAGATCAATTAAAAGCTAAATAAAATGTCAAAAAATACTGATTTAGGGTCATTAGTAAACTACATAAAAGGTCAAGTAACAGGCCGGTTAAATGCACCTGCATACACATCAGCTACAGCATTTACAGGAACCATTGCAGGCTATTTAGGATTTGATACAAGTGGCAATATTTTAACATCTGCATCAGTAGGTTTATCTGGATCAGGTACTACAAATTATATTTCAAAATTTACAGGATCTACAGCTTTAGGAAATAGTTTAATTTTTGATAATGGAACACAAATTGGTATTGGAACAATAACACCAACAGCTTTTTTAGATATTACAGGAATTACAAGATTTAGAGATCAAATTTATTTAGCTGATGGAACATCATCGGCACCATCATTAAGATTTTACAATTCAAATAGTGGTTTATTTTTACCAAGTGGAGTGGATGCAATTGGATTTAGTGTTGGAAGTAGTGAAAGAATGCGCATAAGTTCAATTGGAAATATTTCCATAGGGAACACAAATAATACCTATAAATTAGATATTACCGGTGATTTAAATATATCAGGTACATATAGAGTAAATGGAACTGCAATAGGTGGTGTTACCGGATCCGGATCCACAAATTTAATGCCATTATGGACATCCACAACAGGATTAGGAAACAGCATAATTTATAATAATGCAGGTAATTTAGGTATTAATTCCACTACAGATGGTTACACCTTAAATGCGATTAGATCAGCATCGACACAGTTTAATACTGTTTTTAGAGGAACAGGTGCTTTAATGCAAGTTATGAGTAGATTTATGCAAGATGAAAGCACAAAAAAAGGTATTGCCATAGGTTATTACAATTCTCAAAATGTATCTGGAATATGGGCCACACAAGATACGGGTGCATTATTATTAGGAATATGGGCAAGTACAACATATAAAACCATGATGTCTATAAATGCCACTACAATATCAATGGATTTACCAACATCTGGGGGTGGATTAACGGTTGGAAGTTTATATAATGATGGTGGAACTGTTAAAATAATTACTTAATTTTTGTGATAATATTTTTTCTACCTTTGCAATAAATCAAATCAATAAATACAATGAAAAAAAGTTATGCAGATTTATTCACATTAGTTTATAATCTAAACACTAATGCGAAAGATGGTAAGACAAAAGGACAAAAAAAGTTAATCCTAATTGCCAAAAAAGTCCAAATTTATTTGGATCAATACAATGAAAAAGCAGAGGAATTGCGTTTAGATGCAGCATCTGTAGATAAAGATGGTAATCTAATCCTAAATGAAAAGGGTAGTTATTCATTTTCAAAGGATGGTTTAAAGAAATTAAACCAACAAAGTAAGGATTTAAATTTATCAGAATTTAATTTTGATGAAATCGTGGTAAACAATCCAGAGGGTTTAGAAATATATCCATTTTTAAGTGGATGGGTTACAGGTGTAAAATTTAAAGATATAGAAACAATAGATGATGTCGAATTATAGAACCATTAAAACCACAGATTTATCCTTTGAATGGGTGATCAGTCAGATGCAATGTTTTCCATCTTATGAAGGTGAGAAAGATTTTGTAGTGTATGTACATTGGCGCCGGAATGCGACATTTGAAGAATATGTGGCTGATGTTTACGGATGCCAGACATATAGTCAAAAGGAAGGTGATACCTACATACCTTATGCAGATCTAACATTTGACATTGTTTGTGGATGGTTAGAAGAATCATTAGATGTGCCGGCATTAGACATTAATTTGGCAAAACAAATAGAGGATTTAGTAAATCCACCAATCATTACATTGCCATTGCCATGGGAACCGGTACCGGTGCCACCAATAGAAGAAAATGCCATTATATAATGGAACTAATGTTGTAATTTATAACAATGATATAGCTTTGGGCCATAGCACTAATGCTGTATTATCAATGAATTTAGATTTACCAAGTACCACAAATAAAAATAGTGGGGGGTGGGCCGAATGTATAGCAGGTAAACGATCTGTTACAATGAAGGTAGAAGGGTTAGTGGATTACAGCGATCAGATGAATTATGATCAATTTGTCAATTTGCTGATCACTAAAAAATACACTAAATGGGTATTCCAAACAGCCGGAATGTTTTATTTTGGTGGAGGCTATGTAACAGCTGTAGAAGAAATTGCAGAAACGGAAACAGTGGTCAGATATTCACTTGATATTGTGATTGATGGTCGTGTTTATTGGGAGCCGAGATTGCCATGGAATTTAGTTTTTACGAATTGGGAAAATATAAATATCAATTGGGAAAATGTGTAAGATATTTTTCTATTTTTACACAAAAAAAGAGCAATAAAATTTAAACAAATATGGCAACAGCAGGAGTATTTAACGGCACCAATCTATTATTAAAGGTTGAAGGCACAGTGGTAGGACACACCACATCATGTACATTATCAGTAAACTTGGATGTGGCTGATGCTACGACAAAAGATTCATCCGGTTGGTCGGAAGGAATTGCAGGTTTAAAATCAGGTGAGATTTCATTTGATGGTTTGGTAGATTATTCAGATGCTAATAATGCAGAGCAATTATTGGATTTGTTAATTGCAAGAACTCAATTAACTGCGATATTTGGAACAGCAACGGCAGGTGATTCAATTTATACCTGTGATGGATTTATTTCATCATTAGAGCAAACAGGTGAGATGGAAGCTGCTGTAACTTTCAGTGGTACTATCACCGTTACAGGTGCAATTGTTAAATCAGTATTGTAATAATTTGCAATAAATATATTAACCCAACATCAGAAATGGTGTTGGGTATTTGAATTTAATCTAATCATAAAAACAAAATGGAAGTTAACAAACGCAGAGGTTACTGCCAATTAGATTTGGGAGGCAAAACCCGTACATTACATTTTTCAATGAATTTCTGGGCAGCATTTGAAGAAGCATCAGGATTTAAAATATCCGAAGTAGATAAAATCTTTGGATCCGGTTTATCCATGGCCACAATGCGTGATATGGTGTATGCCGGTATTATTGCCTACGATCAGGAAAACAATAATGAAATAGATTACAATAAATTTAGTGTAGGTGCATGGATGGATGACATAGATCAGGAAGCATTAGGCACAATTATAAATACATTAATGGAATCAAGGGTATTAGGCAATGATCTAAATGCCGGAGTGCGTAGGAATGTATCTAAATCCACAAAAAACCCAAAGCAGATAAACCCCTAACATGGGATGCCATGCTTGATTATTACATTGGTCAAGCAGGTATTTTACCAGATCATTTTTGGCGCAATACATGGAAAGAAAATGCGTTGTTAGGGGAAAGTTGGTCAATTAAAATGAATCTATTTTGGGAAATGAGTAGATTTGAAAGCGCAATGATTGTGAATTCTACAGCTAAAAAGCGATCACAATTAATCACACCGGATAAACTATTTCCTTTGCCACAGGATGTGTATTTAAATAAGGGTGTACCTAAATCATCACCGGAAGAATTACAAGCATTTATGGAACAAATCAAGAAAAGCCAATCAAAGTAAGGATTGGTTTTTTTTATAACTTTGAGGCATGGCAAATACATTAGAAATATTCTTAAACGGTAATTCCAAAGATCTGGAAGCCGCTTTAAATTCAGCTGAAAAGAAATTATCTGCATTTGGTAAACAAATGAAGGATATAGGGCAGTCAATGTCTTTACGTTTATCAGCACCATTGGCCTTATTAGGGGGCGCTGCAATCAAAATGGCTACAGATTTTAATGAATCTTTAAACAAAGTAGATGTAGCATTTAAAGGATCATCAGCAGAGGTGCAAGCATTTGCAAAAAATACCTTAAAATCATTTGGTATTGCCGAGGGTACAGCATTAGACATGGCTGCATTGTTTGGGGATATGGCCACATCAATGGGATTAAGTACAGCAGAATCAGCTAAATTATCCACATCATTAGTAGGTTTGGCCGGTGATCTTGCATCATTTAAAAATATGAACATTGCCGAAGTTACAACAGCTTTAAATGGGATATTTACAGGTGAAACAGAATCTTTAAAAAGATTAGGTGTTGTAATGACAGAGGACAATTTAAAATCCTATGCTTTGGCAAATGGCATTAAGAAATTGTACACTGAAATGACACAAGGCGAAAAAGTAATGTTACGTTACCAATTTGTAACAGACATGACAGCCAATGCACATGGTGATTTTGAAAGAACAGGTGGAGGCGCAGCCAATCAAATGCGAATGATGCAAGAGGGATTAAAGCAGTTAGGTAATGAATTTGGCCAAGTAATGTTACCAACAGTGGTAAAAGTAATAAAAGGCATAAATGATTACATTGGATCAATATCTAAAACATCTGATTTTAATAAAAAATTAATAGTTATTATTGGTGGTGTTGCAGCTGCATTAGGGCCATTGCTTTATGTGGTGGGGTTGGTTTCTGAAAAAATGATTTCTGGATTTTCAGCAGCACAAAAAGTACTTAAATCAATGAGTGCATTTTTAATAGCAAATCCATATTTAGCATTGGCAGCAGCTTTAGCAGTAGTAGGAACTGCATTTGTAACATATACAGGCATTTTAAATTCTACAAAAACAGCAGAGCAGGAAATGTCAGCTGTTAGGGATGAAGCAAGCCAAAATATAGCAAAAGAAAAATCAAATCTTGAAAGATTAGTAGGAATAGCCAAGAATGAAAGGGTAAGTAAAGAAGAAAGATTAAAAGCTATAAAAGCAATTAATGCCACATCACCAGAATATTTAAAGAATATTACATTAGATTCTATTAATACAGATAAGGCAAAAACAGCAATAGATAAATATAATACAGCATTGCTACAAAAGGCCACACAACAGGCAGCGATGTCAAGAATTGAGCAGCTTGCAGCAGATAATTTAGATCTACAAACAGGTAAAACAAATGCTAATTTAGATGCCACAACTTTATTAAATTGGTCTTTATATCAATTAACAGGAAATGTTAAATATTTAAAGAATGCAGGTGCGCAATATGCCAAAGGTTTAGATGATCAAATAAAGAAAAATATTGAGTTACAGGCAGCAATTGCCAAGACAGCCGGTATAGATCTAAATAAAGTAAATCCAATTGAAGAAGAAACAAAAAAGAAAACTGATCCTGTTGAAATATCAGCAGAGGCAAAATTTGATTTTGGTGATTTAGGAACTAAAATAAAGGATTTAAATAAGGAAATATTTGATGATCTACAATCGGTTAATAAAACCATTACATCAGAACAGGAAAATGTATTAAAAAAGTTTTTAGCTACTACATCAGCCCAAGGCGATGAATTTGGAAAATTGGTAAAAAGTTTTTTTAGTTACGACATTACGCAATCTGAATTTTTTACATCACTACAGAAACTATATGGGCAAGTTACCAATATTGCCACACCATTCCAGATAATGGATCAGCGAGTTACTGAAAGTACTGCTATATTATCAGAACAATTATCAATACAAGCAGAAAATTTTAATATGTATATGCAGGCCATGGATATGCTAAAAAATACCACACAGCAAGTATTTCAAAGCATAGGAAATAGCATTGTAAATTCATTTGGATTAGCCAAAACAGGATTAGAAGGATTTATTGGAGCAATGGCAAATGTATTGGTGCAAATGGGTGCCATGGCCATAGCTGAATCTATTTTCGGTAAAAAGAAAGTAGCTACAAACTTTGCGACAGCTCAATCTAATGCAGCTGTAGTAGGTACAAACGCAGCAGCAGCAGCAGGGCCGGCAGGATTAGTAGCATTAGCGCCATTTATTGCAGCTGCAATGGGAGTGGTACAGGGTGCATTTACAGGAATTAGCGCATTTGCTAAAGGTGGTATAG